CCACCATTATTGATTGCAATTGTGCCTGCAACTGCGCCCTGTGGTGAAGTGGCATCTGGGTCTCCGAGTGAAAACGTCCCGACACGCCCTCTTAGTTTCAAAAAGAATGCTTGCCAGTCTGCGGCTTGCACTCGCTTCATAGGCGGCAATGTCAAAGTAGCTTGCCACATTGAAAACTTTTCATAAGAGAATGTTTGCTGTGTGCCTGTGAATGGGCTTGATGAAATACCAGTGCGCCGCATCAACTCAAATCTTGATTGAGAATAATTCGGGCTGGTTGGATAGCTTAATGGATAAGTATATGTCGCCATTACAACACCTCAGACATTCTGCCGCCTTTTGCTTTAGCTTGTGCCACGGCATTCAAGGTTTGGCTTTGGATTACAGGCAAGAAATTTGCAAGCTCTGCTCTAACTGTTTGGGATACGCCTGTGCTTACGTTTATGCTTTGATTGACCACAACACTGCCCCCGCCCAATGCAGAGCGTGTATTGTTAGAGTTCATCACTGTTGAGGCGGTATTTGGGATGATGATTTCAGGGCCACGCTCACCCACTAATGCAGGGCGACCTCGCTGGGCTGTGCCGCCCGTAGCTAAACCTGCTGAAGAAACTGCGTCAATCGGCGGGATACTAAATCCACCACCACCGCCGCCGCCGCCGCCAAATGTGGTTTGGCCTGATGGGAAAATACTACTCAAAATATTTCTAATGATATAAAGACGAATAAACTCTGATATAAGAGTTGAGACAAAATTTCTGGCGATATTTTTGAAATCATCCAATGCCAGCTTGCCATCAAGTAAACCATCCGCAAGTGTTGTTGCAATAGAGTTACCGAATTGCTCCGTTGCGCCTTTGACAGATGCGTAAACCTCTTTCTGTCTTTCAAGTGACTCATTCAAGGCGTAATTTGAGCGCATGATTTCTTCTAGCTGGTCAAGTTCCTCACTGTTTTTTCCTGATATAGCTAACTTGGCGGCTAAAATTTCACCATCAAGCTCGTTGCCTGTGCGTTTTATTTCCTGTAATTTCTGCTGGAGTATCTGCTCTTTTTCTAATGCACTGGATAGCTTTCTTGACTCTGCCGCTTCTAGTTGAGTGGCCTTGGCTTTCTTTCTTTGCTCATCAAGAGCTTCTTCTGCCGCTTGTAATTCTTCTGTATCTGCTTTGAGTTCCAGCATTTCATTTCTGAAGATTTCTAATATTTTTGTTTCATCTTCTAATGCTTTTTTTATGCTACCTCTCCGCTTGAGTTGCAGAGCACTCATCTGATTAATTCTGTTTTGAATTTCCGCAACCTTAATCTGTTGCTCAGCAAATTTTCTCTCTGCCTCTGCCAGACCCGTGAGGCCACTGTCCGCCAAACCTACGGCTGTTAAGAAATCATGTAAGGCATCTGCGCCATCTGCAATTTTTTGAGCCATATCTGCAAGTTTTGGCAACAATGGAGTCAACACCCCAACCGCAAGCTCGGTAAGCTCTGCATTCATACGTTTTTGTGAGTTCTCAAAAGAATCTGCGGTTTTAATTGTATCACCAAGGGCATCGGCTGAACCTGCAATCAAGAGATTAAGTCTTGCCCTGACTTTTTCTTCATTTGTGATTGCATTAATATTTTTCTTAATGCCCATGCGGTTAAGCTCGGCCTGTAAAGTGGACTCGTTTATGACGATACCAAACCGATAGACTGCCTCATGGTTGCCAACGAGTGCAGATTGAAACGCTTGCATAACATCTGGGTCTTGAGCGTTTTGGAAAGACGCAACGTCTGTTGCCAATTTTGTCAACTGAACTGAAAGACCTGCGGCCTCACCTCTCGCAAAACCAAGCGGCACAAAAGTATCTTGAACAGATGACGCCATCCTCTCAAGCTCTATGATTGAGCGACCCGTTGCATCTGCAAATGTATTAAGCTCTTTGGTTACTTCACCTGCAAAAGCCCCAAACACTGTGGCGGATTTATTCCGCATCTCTTCTGCGGCACTGGCAAGGTTTATGAGCGCACCCGCACCCCTTGCGAGTTGCAATACCATGACACCTCCAACAAGTGCCTTTGCACCCGTGGCTATGCGGTTAAAACCTTTATTAACGCTGTCTGTGGCTTTTTTGGTGTTACGCTCAAGCTTTGCAAGCTTGGCATTAACATCCTTGAGGTCTGCCTCAACACGAACAAGGATTGTGTCAACTGTTGTCGCCATTAGTCTGGATACCTCAACATCATATCTTCCAACTCATTTTGAGTAAGAGGCTTTTCACCTACTCTGTTAGCCTCTTGATAGCCATACAGGACAATAAACAATTCCTGTAAACCCATCTCCCAAAACTCTGATGGCGGTATCCCTACAACCCCAATCCCTGCTCCGATTAAATCATCCCAAGGGATTTGCTCTATTGGTTCACCGCCTCTGGCTTTCCCTCATCCTCATCGCCTCCCATAAGCGAATTGGTCAAAATATTTGCAACCGCACCCAACGCATTGACATATCCCGCATCCCAAACAAGTCTCTTGATGTCGGCATCACTCAACTCATTACCACCGCCCTTTAAAGCGGTCTGTAAGACTTGTATAAGCTCACTGAGAGGCAAATCGCCATTAGTTAGGTCTTGGGTGGTCTTGATTAATGACCGCCCTAAATTGCGCTCCAAAACCATAATGGAGTTTAGGTTTAGTTTAGTTTTGTAAGTTGAGCCATTTAGCTCAATATCCAATTCTCCTCGAATCGTGTTTGCCATGTGGCACTCCTATTTCTTACTCTTAGATTCCTCAAGTTTTACGTCTGTGGTTTCACCACGCCCTGCGACATCAACAGTGTAAACAATATTATATTTGTCTTTCCCGATGACGATTGATGTGACTGCTGACAAATCAACAGCCCCACTTATGTTGAGCATCATCTCTGATGCGTCAAACATTGCTTGATGTTGGTCATCACCAACGTCAACTATTACGTCTACCCAAGCCATCAGACTGTCGCAAACGTGATTGCACCAGCCGATTCGAATGTGAAGCTATAAGTTACTTCGCCATTGAACTCACCAGCATATTCCAAAGACTGCAACATAAATGCACCTGTGAATGTTCCAAAATCTGGAACCAAGAACTGATAGTTACTAAATGCAGATGCGTCAAAAGCACTCCGCAAGGTTGTCTCTGATGCACTGTCTGTGAAAACACCGCTACCTGTGACTGTCATGCTGTTTGTGCCGCCTTGTGCAAGCAACTCCCTAGCACGAGAACTGTCTTTATTGGTGATGTCAACAGCTTCATCGTTCATTGCCAAAGCTGTGCTACGCATACCGCCAATGGTTGTAAAAACCTCTGGTGATGCGCCATTGCCTATTTTCATAAGTAGGGCTGAACCTTTTTGTGCCGCCATATTTCTAGTCTCCTAATCAAATACTACGGCTCGAAATCGCATGACACCGTGCCGAGTGATGCCGTCTTGCTCTAACAATGTGGTTTCAAACTCATGTCTGATATTCACAAGGTTAGCACCTGATACTGTTATAGCAGTATTATGAAGCTGAGTATATATTTGTTGCATGATTTTTTTGATGTCTTGGAGTCCCCGATACTGTGACCAAACATGGATTGTCAAAGTATGCTCGTGGGCATCAACATCTTTTGCCCCATTCTCCGTAGCGGTCTCTTCACCGATAACGACATAGGGATAAACTGTCTGCTCTGGGACATCATCAAACACACCTGTAATCGCATCACCATCGTAGTTCACAAGGCTTGCGCCATTGAGCTTTGAGAATATAGCTTGCTGTAAGGTCCAACTGTGTAGACTCATTTTGCTTTTAGCTCCGCAAATTTCTTACGAATGAACGGCCTTGCTCTTTCTGCTGATGGTTGCATGAATGGTCTTGCCGCCATCTTGCTTGTGCCATACTCAAGCATGGATGAATAATTTGCCTTGCTTTCAACAACCCCCGAAAGACCGCCAACTGCAATATTAACAAAAATGTTTTGAACAAGATTGCCATTATCTGATGCTGGATACTCACCTGCGGCTGACGCTGTATGCATTTTGCCACCTCTGCGATATTGACGGCCTGTCCTACCACCGCTAGGGATTTCAGTGATTGCTATTTCCTGTATCTTTGAACAACCCAAAAACACAGCCCTTTGCGCTTGCTTTTCGTACTGGCCTGTAACACTCTTAATCTTGCTTTTGTGCTTAACGTCAACAGACACCCTCATGTCGCAACCCCTTCCTCGCAAAGAATATCAAGAAACCTGTTGCGTGTGTCCCGATTGATAACCCTACGAATATTAAATATGCGGCTGTAGTTTGTCCCGCCATCCGCAAAATCATACTTCAGGCGGTTTTTATAAGTGACATCACGCCTAAAGCGTATGGTTATCATATGAGTTATACGCTCCTCTATCTGGTCACCAAATAGCCTATCACCGCCCGACATTGGTTTTATAGAAGCATTAACTGTTGCCACATTTGAATATGATAAATTAGTTGAGCCGCCACCATCTGCTGAACCAGACTGCGACTGTATCTTAACCTGATGCCGCATAGCCCCAATCATATCAATAACCTGACACGCTGTCGTTGAATGGGTCTGTGCTAAAGTTTAGAACCTTGTATGGGTCAAGAAGATATTTGATTGAATGAGGTAGTGGGTTCTGTGGCTTACCATATGCATCGCCTCTGTTCTCATACATAAATGTTATGTGGCTCAATAGCCCTTGAATAATCGCCTCTGGCACGTTTGAGCGTGATGCGCCATAGCCTGAGACATAAGTAATCTCTATTGCATTCGCCACCCTCAAAGCCGTGGGCCATGTCTCGCCATTGCGAAGCACAACCCTTGCTGGCTCTCGCTGATTGTCAACATAGTATTTACTAGATGCAAGCGTGGTTTCCGTATCAGAATCATCAAAAGTTTTCACATGGGTCACGCTTACAACTGGAGGTCTAGGTAGCTGTATATATCTGCGCCTAATAGCCATATCAGGCCCGATGCGTGTGCCTTCCCAAAGTGGCTGGTCAACCTCATCAACATAATCAATGCTTAGTTTGAGTGTGCGGTTCAAGAGACTGCGCCCCAAGTAATTCTCAACATACAAACGTGAGGACTTTATCATATTGGTGATGACTGTGGTTTCTACGCCATCATCTATGTGTGCATATTCACGCACATTGTCTGCGCTGATTGGCTCGCCTGAAACATCTGCAACGATTGTAAGACCCGCCATAAATCACCTATTTCTTAGCTTTAGTTTTGGTTTCTTTTGGTTTTACCACCTTTGTCTCGGCGGCTAGACCAGCCTCAACTAGTGCTGATGCGATTTTTGCTTGCCAAGGCTGTGCAGTTTCAACAACATCACCGACCTCATAGTAACGAGTTACAGACCCGTGTTCATCTGCGGCGGCTTGGCATCTATGTAAAATTTTT